TATAAGGAGTGAAGATTTGCTTATGGTATATGTTAGAGATGTTATTGATGACCCTGATGGGTATGAGGGAATGCCATTTACAAGATTTTATGCTGACTGCATAGGAAGTGGAACTCCTATTCCTTGGGAGGATGTTTTATGATAGTACAAGATTTGTATCTTGAGGATTATGATTGGACTATTAGGGTATATTATGCTACAACAGAGTATTTTATATCTAATATTCTAATAGACCTTCTTGAACTTGAATGTGATGAGGAAGCCTTCTTTAAGATTAAATACCTAATGGAGACTGGTAAGGATGATATAGGATTTACATATTCAAATACAGAAAAGAGAGCATCTTTAATGCTGATAGGTATAACTAGTTCTGCAGATGAATTCCAAAGTACATTTGACCATGAGAAGGGACATCTAGCTATGCATATCTGTAGTGCTTTACATATCAATCCTTTTAGTGAAGAGTATCAATATCTCACTGGAGAGATTGGTAAACAATTATTTAAGATTGCAAAGAAGTTCATGTGTGAACACTGCAGAAATGACATACTTTATTAATATTTGGGGGAGATGTTTATCTTCCCCTTTTATTTATAAGAAAAGCATTTATATCACACTAAATATTTTAATTAGTGGCTTTACTTTTTCATAAAATTATCATACCTTTGCAGCAAGTTTAAAAAGGAGAATTATGGAAGTATTAGGTATTGATAACATCCTTGACCAGGAAGATATTGAGAATCTTTTTGGTACAGAACAAGAGGATAATTCAAAAGAAAATTCACAGGAAACTCAACCTGAACAAAACGAGAATAAAGAAACTACTGAGGAGTTGAATATCACAGGTTTATTTGAGGATACTCCGGAGAGCGTAGGTAGTGAAGAGCATCAAGACAGGGAAGACAATAATTCTCAAAAGGAATCTGGTTCTTCTCCTAATAACAACAACTTCTACTCTTCCATTGCCAAAGCCTTGAAAGAAGATGGTGTCTTCCCTGACCTTGATGATGAAACTGCTGATAATATTAAGGAAGCAGAAGACTTTGCAGAAGCTATTGAAAAGCAGATTCAATTAAGACTTGATGAAAAGCAAAGGAGGATTGATGAAGCTTTGAATGCTGGTGTTGAAGACCAAACTATTAAACAGTTTGAAAGTACTATTGCTTACCTTGATAGTATTAAAGAAGAAGCTCTTGTTGCAGAAGATGAGCAGGGTGAAGCTTTAAGAAAGCAGATTATTTTTCAAGATTTACTTAATAAGGGATACAGCAGAGAAGAGGCTCAAGATGAATTAAAAGACATCTTTGATAATGGCATGGATATTAAGAAGGCCAAAAGAGCTCTTTCAAGTAACAAAGACTTCTTCAAGAATGGCTATCAGAAAGTTATAGATGACGCCAAAGAAGCTGAAGAAGCAGAAGAAAAGGAAAGAAAGAAGCAGGCTGCGGCTCTTAAAAAGTCCATTCTTGAGGACCGTGAGGTTTTTGGAGAATTGCAGTTAGACAAGGCTACCAGACAAAAAGTATTTGACAACATTAGTAAGCCTATTTACAAGGATAAGGAAACTGGTGAGCTCTATACTGCACTTCAAAAGTATGAAATGGAAAACAAGAATGACTTCCTTAAAAATGTAGGATTAATTTTTACTTTAACTGATGGTTTTAAGAATCTTGATTCTTTAACTAAGTCTAAAGTAAGAAAGGAAGTTAAGAAAGGACTTAGAGAATTAGAGCACACTCTCAACAATACCTCAAGAACTAGTGATGGTAATTTGAAATTTGTGAGTGGTGTAGCCGATGACCCAGAGTCCTTTATAGGGAAATGGGATGTTGATATTTAAAATTCACAAGTTCAATTAATAATTAATCTAAACAATTTATGGCTGGAAAGTTAAATAAATTTCAGATGGTTGGCTTCCAACATTGGAAGGGCCTGACCAAAGAGAATCACCTTGGTTCTATCTTTCAGTTAGCTCCTCAGAAGGCCACCAATCTTATGGTACAACTTCTTGCTTTCTATAGAGGCAAGACTCTTGATACCTTCCTGAGTCAATTCCCCACTAAGGAATTTGACAATGACAATGAGTACACATGGGATGTTGTTGCTTCTTCTAGGAGAAACATTCCTCTTGTTGAGGCTAGAGACCTGAGTGGTGCAACTATTTCTAGTGGTGTTGCTGGTGCTAACACTGAGCCGTTCTATGTAGTATTTGGTGAGGATTGGTTTGCTGACGGTGAGGTTATCGTTGGTGAAAAGAATGAGGTTTATCCTCTTAGAATCCTTGGTGACCCCAGAATGGAGGGTACCAATGCTGTCTACAAGGTAGAGCTTATGGGTGGCAATACTACCGGTATGCCTGCTGAAGAGCTTGTTGCTGGTAAGAAATTCTCTGTTGAGTATGCTCCTGTTGAGAAGGAACTCTCTAGGAAAGTTGGTGATGTGAGATTCTCATCTCCTGTTTCTATGAGAAACGAGTGGTCTACTATTAGAATTCAGCATAAGGTTCCTGGTTCTATGCTTAATAAGAAACTTGCTGTTGGTATTCCTGTTACTCAGGCTACTGAGAGTGGTAAGCTTGTTAAGGATGTTAAGAACATGTGGATGCATGTTGTTGACTGGGAAGTTGAATGCCAGTGGTCTGACTACAAGAACAATGTTCTCATGTATGGTAGAAGCAATAGAACTGCCAATGGTGAGTATCTTAACTTTGGTAAGTCTGGCAATGTCATTAAGATGGGTGCTGGTCTGAGAGAGCAAATGGAAGTTGCTAATGTTTATTATTACAACACCTTCTCTCTTAAGCTTCTTGAGGATGCTCTCTATGAGCTCTCTGCTGCTAAGCTTGACTTTGGTGACAGATACTTTGTCATTAAGACTGGTGAAAGAGGTGCTTCTCAGTTCCATAAGGCTGTCCTGAATGAGATTTCTGGATGGACTCAGTTTGAGATTGACAACAGCTCTGTTAGAGTTATTGACAAGACTTCTTCTCCTCTCCACAGTAATGCACTCAAGGCTGGATTCCAGTTCACTGAGTTCATGGCTCCTAATGGTGTAAGAGTTAAGATTGATGTCGACCCGTTCTATGATGATCCCGTCAGGAATAAGGTGCTCCATCCGGATGGTGGTGTTGCTGAATCTTATAGATATGATATTCTCTATATTGGTACTATGGATCAGCCGAATATCTTCAAGTGCAAGGTAAGAGGTGATGAGGAATATAGAGGTTATCAATGGGGTCTTAGGAACCCGTTCACTGGTCAGAAGAACAATCCTTATATGAGCTTTGATGAGGATGCTGCTGTTATCCACAGAATGGCTACTTTGGGTATTTGCCTTCTTGACCCGACCAGAACAATGTCGTTAATTCCTGATGTCCTTCAGGGTTAAATAATTTAAGGGAGGAGTGAGCAATCCTCCTCCCTTTATTTTAAATAAAAGGAGAAGAAATGAGTAAAAAAATGGAAGACAAAGTAGATTATTCTACCCCGGACTTTGAGGTCGATGATAGTCCTATCGAAGTAGTTCCTGTTAAGGAAACCCCCCAACCTAAAGAAGTTTCTAAGAAGATTGTAAAAGAAAGAGTTTATGAAGAGCATGAGGCTCCTATCAATATTCTTAGAAATGAAACAGTAACTGTAAGACACATTCCTAAGGAAGGTGGAATGGTAACTAATCCTAAACACATTCTTTATGGAGGAATGGCTGAAGGTGCAACAAGAACATTTGTAGTTCCAAGACTCAGGTCTGGAGATTTTGTGAATGTTCTTACTAATCAGGAAAAGGCTTTTCTTGAAGAGGCTATGGGTCTTGAATATAATGCCCTTAGTTCTGTTAGAAGAGTTGATAATTTCTGGTCAACCGTTAGTGTAAGACTTACAAAGCAAGATAATTATCTCGACCTCTCTAGTCCAATGGACTATATAAAATATAAAGTTCTGCTGGCTAATAAGGATTATATAGCTCCTTCACTACAAGCTCTGCAAGAGAATCCTAAGGCTACATATCAGTTTGTTATTATTGCTGAGGGTGAAGAAAGTAAGCATGCTAAAGACAATATGAGTACCCTTATGAAGTGTTATAAGGAATATGGCAAGATTGAGAATGATGCTTATACTTTGAGAGTTATTATCGAAACTATTGATGGTAGAAATACAGCTCCTAACTCTAAGCTTGAGTTTTTACAGAGCAAAATTAATAACCTTATTCAAGCAGACAGTAAGTTATTCCTTAGAGTCATTACTGACCCATATTTAAATACTAAGGTTCTTATTAGAAAGGCTGTTGAAGCTGGAATTATTTCAAATAGAGATAACCACTATTATCTTAGGGAAGGAAATGTTCCTCTTTGTGAAGCTAATGAAGAGTCTACACTTGCAGTTGCTGCGAAGTATTTAAATATGCCTAAACATCAGGATGTGCTCTTCGCTATACAAGCTAAAGTTAAAGACTAGAAATGCTGAATAAAGAATTTGAGAATGAGTTTGATATTCTATATAATAATATAATGTCTAATCAGGCACCTGGAATAGATGTCTATGAAAAGTCTGTGTTTTTAACAAAAGCTAAAGAACAACTTATTCTTTCCTATTATAATGGTAAAAATACCTATCTTGAGTCTTTTGAAAAGACTGAGGAAATGAGGAGGTATTTGAGTAATATTGTTAAGACTGCTAAACTCTCTCCGTTGCAGGAGACCCCTGGAAATATTACACTTACAGAAAATTCTGAAGTATTTAAGCTTCCTGGAAATCTATGGTTTATTACCTATGAGGCAGCAAAGCTTGACACAAATCAAGGAGACTGTGTTGACAGTAAAACTATACAAGTGGTCCCGGTTACTCAGGATGATTTATATAGAACCTTGGAAAATCCTTTTAAAGGTGCAGGCTTAAGAAGAGCTCTTAGATTAGATATAGGAAATAATCAAGTTGAATTAATATCAAAATATAAAATTGCTAACTATATAGTCAGATATCTGGAATACATTTCTCCGATTATTCTTACAGATTTAGATGAAGGATTATCAATTAATGGTAGCAGTGAAGAAACTAAATGTGACCTTCCTGAAGGATTACACAGAGTGGTTTTAGAGCTGGCTGTTCAATTAGCAAGTAATGCTTATAAGGCAAACAATTAATTAAAAATATAACAATTTAATATTAAATTTATGGCTACTTTTAGTACAAATCAAGTTAAGCATCTTTATGTTGCTAAAGCTGTTGATAGTAACCTTGACACTGTTGGAGATATCAAATTCTCTGCTGCAGGTGATGGTCAAATTGCTGCTAAGTATGTTGGCAATGATGGTGTTGTAAGAACTGACCTCATTGACCTCGCCACTCTTAAGGGTAAGGCTATTAAGGCATCTTCAATGGCACAATATCTTAAAAGTGCTTTTGTTGCTTCTACTTCTGCTGTTGCAGGTCAGCAGTATATTATCAAAGT